TAATCAGGGGGTCAACCGCCGGGGGATCGCTCTCCCCGGCGGCGGGCCACTCCGGCACGGCTATGCCTACCCGTTTTAAGTCAGCCAGCGCGGCGGCAATCACGCCGCCCACTTCTTCGTCAAAAACGCTGCTTTTGATTCTAAGGGCGGCTTTTACCTTTTCCAGCATCCGCGCTTACCCCCTTTGACTTTATGCAGATTTCTTGATAACGACAAGGGAATTTTTATCTACCACTTTGCCGTCTACGATCATAATTGCTTTGGTTACAATGTCGTCGGTTGCGTTGTCCTCATACTTTTTAAGGCCCATTGCGTAGTTTGTATTAAGGATGTAGTCCTTAAAATTAAACAGGAACGCAAAAACCTCGCCTGTGCTGATAGCACTTGTAAAGGACGGCAGATAATCGCACACAACAACCGGACGGCCCAGCAAAAAGCGTTCCGGCTTGCCTGCCAGCCCGTAGTTTACGCGGCCCAACGGCTGGCCTGTTTCGTCCACAAGGCCGTAGTACTGCATAAATGTCTTTTTGCTCATGCACCATACCGCATCATTTTCATACGCCAGCGGCAGGGCGGCTTCTGCTGCAATCAGATCGGCATATCCCGGCGCGGCGCTCTCGATTGCCTGCCCGTCTGCCAGGGTTTCTTTGATGATGCCTTTCGGTTTTCCGCTGCCGTCGCCGCTCACGATAGCCTGCTCAATCGCTTTTGTCATAGCTTCTACGATGTTGTTTACAAGCATTGTTTCAAAAGCAGCGATTGCCATTGTATCAACTTCCAGCGATACCGCTACCGCACAGCGCAGTTTGTGGTAGTTAAATACGATCATGCCGCTGCTCTTGATGTCGTGCTTCTGTGTATCGCTGCCCGCGCCCTCGTTTACCCAGGTTGCGGTAGGTTTCACGCTGGAAACAGGGATTCCCACGCCGCCCTTGTATGCGGTACGGGTCACGCGGGAAAGAATCATCCCGGTGCTTTCCATCTTCTCAACGATTCGGTTTAATACGGTCGTCGGGATGGTCGCGCCTACGTCGGTTGTTTTGCTTACCTGCGCTTCACGGTATTCTGCCGGGATGCTCTCGCCTTTCAGCACATATTTCATAAATGCGCTGCGGTACTCCATGCTTTCCAACGGGTCGCTGTTGCTGCGCTGTTCGCCGCCTGCTGGTGCGCTCGGGGACGGGCCGGAAAAGGTGTTTGTTACCGTTCCCGCTGTGCCGTTTGCCAGGCCGTCAAGAATCTGCTGGCGCTTCTCGGCTGCTGCCTGCAAAGCCGCTCTTTCCTCTTTCAGCTGGTTTGTTTCGGTTTCATAAGCGTTTACTTCATCGGCTGTCAGCTGGTCGCCGCGCTTTTCAATGTCAGTTTTGATTTCCTGCAATCTTGCTTCGATTTCCTGCAATCTGTTCATACTCTTAAACCTCCAAATTAAGTTTTAATGCTAAAATTTTTGCTTTCCGCGCTAACGTCTCCCGTTTCTCTTTTTCGATCACTCCGTCAAAAAAGGAACGCGCGGTTATATCGGTATCGTCGTTAGCTGGAAACGAAACCGCGCTAACGTCGTAAACCTTCTTGATTTTGAAAATCCTTCTGGTGTGGGTCGCTGCGTCGTAGCTGTCCCCGCCCGGCGCAACCACAAAGGCCCAGCTCATTTTGTGGATCAATCCGCTGTCGATGCCCTCAAAAATCCGCTTTGCGTCGGTCGTCAGCCCCAAATCGGCAGCAACAAAAAAGCCGCTCTCCTGTGCTTCTAAAAGCAAGGATGGCGGCTTGTTTTTTGCCATTTTATTTCGGGCGTACACCATGCCCGCGTGATTGTACTGAAAAATCACATCGGATAAATCCGCTTCGTCCAGCGCGTGGCGGTCGATGACTTCGTAGTATTTCACCCCGTCCACCTCATACATTAAGTACGGCGTGTCAAAGGTCGTTGCGAATCCTTCGACGTAGTAGTCACTATTCAGCCGTTTCTGGCTCTGCTGGTTCGCTGCCGTCAACGGTGTTATCATCTGGCGGTACTCCCTGCCCGCTACGATTGGCATTTTTCAGCCCCTCCTTTCCTAATTGGTCAACTTCTGTATATTCTTTTCGGATATAGTATTTTTCTCCGCCCTCAACGTGGGCCATATTCCAGATGTCCATTACCCCGTTGCGGTTGATCAGCCCGCGGTCAAATAGCTGCGTCGATATATTGAGCTTCGACGCGTTTGAAGCATATTGCAGGCGGTTGGCGGTAAAAGTCACGTTGTTGCCAAAAGATATTTCCCGCGGCGTAAACAGCATATTGCTCACCACAAGGGAAAGCTGGATCGCAAACGGCTCAATCTTTCCTTCGTAGTAGGCGGCCCATTCATCTTCTGTATACTTGTTTTCCAGGATCGCGGCATTTGTCCCAAAGTATTTATATACGTTCTCGGCAATCTGCTGCATTTGCGGCGCGTTCACAGTAAAAGGTTTGCTGTCAACCTGTTTGATTTCTGAAAACTTATTATCATAGATAATCATGCCGCTTTTGTTTTCGCTGGAAAGGTTGTCCTCCGTGAATCGCTCCCGCTCCTTCTGGATGTCCTCCGGTTTGAGCATCGTTGCGACTTTCGCCAAAAAGCGGATGCGTGCCGAATTTTTCACGCCGTTTATAATTCCCTCGTTCTGCGTGTGGATCAGCTGCATGGTGGGTTTTAGCGCTGCGTTGTCCTCTCCAAAAAAATCATTTTCGTATTGGAATTGCGTTAAAACTCCCACCCGTTCAAATTCGATTGCTGCCCGCTTGCCGTTGCTGAAGGTGTAACGCAAATAAGGCTTTCCCCGGTATTCCAGCACTTCACAGTTCTGCGGAACAATCGGGAAAAGCCCTATTGTGTTTCCTGTTTCGTCCTCCATCGGTACGATAAAGGCCGTGTTGTTTACGCTCAGTATCGTCGCCAGTCGGTACAAAAATTTTGACGTGTCCATAAACGGGTTCGGGCGGTATTGCAGTACATTTTCCAGGTGCTTCTTTGCGCTGCCGCTGATCTCCGGTTTTAATTTGCTGCAAAAGGTAGCAAACGAATGGATCGCCGCCCGCGTCAGCTCCATTTCATACACGCTTTCTGGTGCGCTCGTAAAAACAGGGATATACCCGTTTAACATTTCAAAATATCCATCCGGCACAAACTCCGATTGTGTCCCCTGCTCCTTTGTCTTTGGCCGTCTGAATATCGTTTCAAAGATTCCCACTTTATCACCCCGCGTTCTTTAACATTTCGCCTATCTCTCCATAGTATTTTTGTCTTACTGTCATCGCGTCGATGACTGATACAAAACCGTCAATTCTCGCCCGCTGCTCGATCTTCACGGGTCTAAATTTTCGGGTTTCCATGTTGTGCTTTAATGCCACGTTGAGAAAATGCGCCTTTAGCAGATTGTTGTCTGCGATTTTAAAATCGCCGTCCTTTATGATTCCTTCAAATTCGCGGATAACGGGCGCAAGGTTTTCCCCCTGGAATACGTCGTCCGTCTGGAATCCGTATTCCTCCAGGGCGTTTACAAGGTACTGCGCACTGTATCGGTCATACCCGATTTTTAAAATAAACAGGTCGTACTTTTCCCGCAGCATCACAAACCACTTGTAAACGTCGTTATAGTCAACGTAGTTTTCCCCGCTCAATGTGACAATGCCCTTTTTGATAAAAATGTCATACGGTACGCCGTCCGCTGCCTGCGCACTCTCCACTCGGTTTTCTGGCATAAAGAATTGCGTAAATGCGTACAGCTTCCCGCCCCTTTCTATAATCACGGTTGCCGCTGTAAGGTCGGTTGTCTGGGAAAGGTCGATCCCGCCCACGGCGTAACTGTTCCGCAAGTCCTCCAATGTTACCGCAGCGCCCGCATTTTCTACTGTCTGGTAGTCCAGCCATGCAACGCTGCTGTTTTGCTTGATGTTGCAATACTTCGTCAAAAACTCTACTCGTTTGCTCAAGCTTCCCTCTGCGATTGCAATTTCCTCGCGGAAGAAGTCCGGGAAAACGGACACGCCCATGTTCGGGTTTGCCTTTTTCAGTTCTTCGATGTCGTTCCACTTTTCCGTGTCGTCGATCATATACAAAAAGGGCAGCAGCCGTCTTTCCTTGCTGTTGCCCTTCAAAAACGCCGTGGAGCGCTTCATCAATTCGTCATAGATACCATCGTTTTCATAGCCCGCCGTACTGATTGACAAAATCAGCGGCTGCCGTCTGGCTCCCAGCGCCGACTTCATAACCTCATACTGTTTTAATCCCGGGTCGCCGCGCCAGCTTGCCACCTCGTCATTTACCACCAGATGCGGGTTAAATCCATCGGACTTTTTCGCGTTGAACGCCAGCGGCTTTATCACGGTATTAAAATCCTCTATGTAAATATCGGAACGCCGCTTTTTCGATATGTCGCCCAATTCCGGCTCCTTTTTTATCATCTGAAAAAAGTTATCATATACGATATTGGCCTGTTCCAGTTTCGGGGCCAGACAGTATATTTTCGCCCCGTATTCACCGTCCAGATATGCCATATACGCTATGATCGCCGATGCAAACAGGGTCTTTCCGTTTTTGCGCCCGATCACGATAAAAACCTCGCGGAAAATGCGCAGCCCATCTTCGTCCACAATCCCAAAGATTACGGACAGACAAGCCTTTTGCCAAAGTTCCAGCTTTAGTAAATCTTCGCGCCCCTCACAATGATGGCAAAAGTTTTCGACGAATTTAATGGCCTTATTCGCTTTTTTGGCTGAAAAAACAAATTCACCCTTTTCCAGCCCCCGCACGATGATTTCATAGATCAATAAAATCCATTTTCCCGCTACGATTTCCCCGTGCGTGATTTTGTGGTAATACTCCATGATGCAGTTTCTAAACGGCATTTACCCTCATTCCTTACTTTCTCCCGGGTCTGCTGTCGGTCGATCTACCTCCCACATACTCCCGTCCCTATATTCCAGAAATATTCTTTCCTCTTTTGGATTTTTGGCAAACCGTTCATCAGATGTATGTTTACATTCCCTCGAACAGTTTTCACACTTTTTCCGATTGCAGATATAAAAATATTCCCCCATGTTCTCCCCACTCTCTTATTCGTCGCGTAGTAACGCCAGTTTGCTTTTCTCTTTCCGCTCCGGCGGGACAAGTTCGTCCAGCTGCTTCATAATCACAGTCAGGTTTCGCGTCATTGCTATATGGGTTTTCACCGCGTTGCTTTGCGTCGTGCCTTTCTGGGTTTCCCCGTTCTGGTATTCGTCCTCATATCCCTCTTGGTTTATGATTTCTTCCAAATCTTCTAAGCAAACCGTCAAAAAAGCGGCTCTTTCCATCCTGCTTTCCGCGTTGATTTTCTTATTTTTGTCTAAATCCTTAAAGGCCCGTTTAAGTTTCGCTAACTCTTTCTTTATCCTTTTTTCTTTGCTCAACTCTACCTTTTCCGTCATAATTCTTCCCCCTTTCCTGCACCCCTCCCCCTGGACTACACACCCCCTCGCGCACCTTGCAGGGTATTTTTAAGCCCTCCCCTCGGTGTTCGGGGTTCCGAAAATTTTTATTTGACCGGGGGGGATAGTGAAATAATTTCCCCATCCTCCCCGAATTTGTATTTGATTTTCGCTTTGCTCCTGTGATGCTCTTTATTGTGGCAATCCTGGCATAACGCTTCGAGATTATCCCACGACAAAGAGATATAAGGATCGTTTATATTTTGTGCAGTCAGATATATCTTGTGGTGTGCTATCTTTGCCAGCACTGGATTGTCCGGCGTGGAACAGCGTTCGCACAAACCGCCTTTGCTTTCCAAAAATGTTTCCCGGCATTGCCGCCAGGCTTCGCTATTGTAAAAGGATTCGGCCCACGGTTTCACTTGATCTCCTTGTTTTCCCCATTCAAAAAGGCCGCTGCATTTTCCGCAACGGCCTTGTCAATTCTTTCTTTTGCAACATTGAAATACCTTTCGTCAATCTCTATCCCGACAAACTGCCGATCTGTGTTGATGCAAGCAACGCCCGTGCTACCGCTACCCATAAAAGGGTCAAATATAACATCTCCCTTAACGCTGCTGTTTAGTATCATGTTCTTTACTCTGCAACATTGGTTTAAAATTTCTTCTGGAAATCCGTTGCTCATTTGTCCAATATCTTTTATATATTCCTTTCTGCCTTGCTTATAAATTCCCCCGCCGCTGGTTTCAATTTTATACGGCGGG